ACAAGTAAAGGTTGACTGACGCCGAACGACACTCAGAGTCTGCCCGTCGTACTCCCAGAAGAGACCGTTAGGATCCTCGAAGGTCCCTGCGCGTACGGTGGAGCCGTGCCAATTTGTGACCACGAGACGAGGCTGATCACCTAAATTCAATACTCCCGAAGTGAGAGCCTGTTGTGTAGAAACATTGATCGTCCTCGAGTCCAGAGCGGCTGTGACGGTGTATCCCGTGCCGTTTATGGCAGAGGTTGTGAAATTTCGGATAGTCACTTGCGCGCCAGTTGTTGGTATACCGTGGGCCTGATCGGTAACCAACTGAAGATTCGAGCCGGCCGGAAGCGTCGCGACCGTCGTTCCTATAGGAATTGCGTTTCCAGTGGGAAAAGAGCCCGTGAAATTCATCAAAAGATTGGCGCCAGCAGACCCAGAAGCTTGTGTCGCTCCAGTTATGGTAACTGTGCCCATGTTGAGCCCCAGGTAACTCGTGACCGTCTGACCCCGGGCGAACCCTGTAGCGGAATTAACAGGAATTGTAAAGGTTGTACCGCCCGGAAGAATGTTGGAAGTCAAAGAAAGTCCGTTCGATCTAAAAGTGACTGTATTTCCAAGGGACACATTAGAATAAGTACCCTGGAAGTTGCAAGTCAGTAGAGAGCCGGAGACTGCGTTGATAGTCACAGGATTCATGGCTCCAAAGGGCTTGAGAGTCGTACCGGCTGCATCATATGTGTTGATTGTCTGCCCAGGCAGGAATCCAGAGGTGCTTGCGACCACGAGGGAAAAGTTGTTGCTCGGAGTTTCTATCGGAGCACCAGATGTAGATACTGAAGCAGAAGTTGATACAATAGATGTTCCGCCTGACACGGTATATGGTAACACCGCAGTTGATCCAAACTGAAGTGGAAGATACGAAGGATTCGATGGAGTCGCATTAGAGCTAAGAGTAACCTTGCCAAATGATGTAGGGAACCCAGAAATTGTTGCATTACTGCCTGCTATCAAAAATCCAGTGTTTGAGTTTATAGCCAAGTTTGATGATGCGGCCAAATTGAAATAGCTAGTTGTTGTTGCTTGGGCCAGACCAGTTATTACTGAATTGGTCGCTAGACTTACTGGCAGTTGAGCAGAGTTTGAAAACCCAACCACTACACCAGTGCTTAACACGTTTGAAATTACAGGAGACCCGAAACTCGTTCCGAGACCTTGTGCAAACATATTTGCGGTAAATCCCGTAGGTGTGTTCAGCGGCACGTATATATTGTTATAGGCCGGAACGTATGTTGTAGATGTCGTCGTGATAACGTTCGTTAATCCCGTTACGGTCGTAAGAGCAGGTATAGTTCCGCCTGCTCCAGTAAATGTAAAAGTGATTGAATTTGATGTCACTGCTGTAATTACATTACTCGTGAAACCTGGAAGAGACGGATTTGAAAAACTTATGCCCATATTTGGAGCGAATCCAAGAGTGCTCTGTACTGGAATAGTCATGGGCGATGTAGAACTCGGTGCACCCACGAAAGTGTTGGAAACTGGTGGAACAATAGTAATATTTTGTCCGAATGGTATTGTGTTGGCTATTGGTGATGCGTTTGTAAAAGTTAAGCCAAGAAGTGCTGGGGTATAACTCACTGAAGACACTATGCAATTTCCAAGATTGCTCGAAAAGCCAAGGAGAGTCTGACCAGGATAGTAATTTGCTGTATTAGAAACCGCGACAGTTAGTACATTAGCAAGAGTTGTTGCGTTTATAGACACGGCCGGGGGAGTAAACGTTCCTGTAAGGACATTTCCTTGAGGGAGAGTTCCTATAATAGTCTGATTGATAGAACTAATATTACCAGAACCAGATGCATAGCAGATCAAATTCTGAGTAGCTGGATTAATCGCCAAAACATTAGCATTTAAGGGAGTCAATATTCCCGTCAGATTACTGAATATGAGATTCATGCCAGGGGCAAATAATCCGCCTGAAACTGTGGTATAATTAAGATTTATTGTAGTCCCGTTTATCCATGTTTGGGACTGAAGACCTGTCGTTGGGTTAGATGCCAGATTGATCCACGTCCCACTTGGAATGTTTGAAGTTATCAAATTTGATGTCCCTGTAAAATTTGCTTGAATATATCCGTACCCAACGTTAGAACACGTGACTGTTCCCAAATTATTTATAAAGTTTGAAAGAGGGCCTAGACTCAGAGTCTGTCCAGCAATAAATCCGTTTGCAGTTGGTGTAAGGTTTGTTATGGGTAAAGAAAGCGTCAGATTCACAACTTGAAGAGAAGAAGTTGTAGAAGAAAGAGCTGTATTGGATAACACCGTCCCTGCTGGTACACTGAAAGGAAGGTTATTTCCTGTAGCTAATATGTTGGAGTCCAAATTTAGTTGACTTCCTGAACTCGACGTGTTAGACCGACACTGTCCTAAAAGTGTCAGACCACCTACTGTAATTAATTGTCCAGAAGTAAATCCATTGGAAATATAGGACTGGTTGACTGCAAGAGTTATTTGGCCTCCTGGGATTCCTGAAAAAATTGTAGTATTTGCTGTAAAACTTGTTCCTTGTGCAGTCGTTGATGCCTGGCCAGCAAAGCTCGAGCCAATTGAAACATCTCCAAGTGGCCAAGAACCTGTAAAGGTTACTTGAACGTTTCCAGAAGCTACGTTTGCTGCAGTAACAGTTCCCAATGTCGTGGAAAGACCAGTGATAACCTGACCGGGGGCTATTCCGGCAAGTTGCGGGTTCGTTCCAGTCGGAAGGTTCACGGCCCCAGTAAGCAGTACAGTACCCGTGGTCTGAGTCGTTGCATTTGCAGTTATACTTTGTGTTGCGCTAGGCACGAGCGTCTGTGGGTAGGTTCCTAGGAAATTAGCAGTTATGGTGCTTGTGATCGGATTTACAGAAGTTATAGTCAGTATACCCATCGTGTTACTTATAGGTCCTAGACCAGATGTTCCAGAGATTATAGGACCGGCCAATGTCTGACCAGAAGCCAAATTAGAGGTTGAATTAACCTGGAGAACTATCGGACTTGTCAAGAAAGGTACGCCGCTCGTGGTCGTCGTCAGACCTGAAGGGGTCGCGGATTGTATGTCCAGATTTGGAGAGAAGAGGGTACCGGACGAAAAGAGGATTCCCTTGCCCGACTGGTACCTGAAAGCCTTTTTGGATTGGCGAGCGACTGTCGAACCGTGGGCCGGACTCAGAGTGCTCAAAAGAACTCCTCCGTCGTACGGGCGATGCTGCTGGCTCGCATACTGTCCTATGTAGAGAGTCGTGTTGGCGCTCGTAAGATTGGCGGATTGTAAAAGGGCTGAACTTCCAAAAATATATGTATTTGCAGAAATATTGAAAGAATTTGAACTCGTCACTCCACTTACGAAAAAAGATCCGAAAAAGTTTGAGTACCCTGCATTTCCTAAAGTAGTTGACTGTTTCGCAAGGAGAGGAGTTCCAGGCAAGAGACCGTGAGCGTTGCTCGTGTAAACTTGAAGGTTAGAAAATCCGTCCGACCATATGCTCGTAAACGGAATCACGCACGTCCCTCCGTTGTATACATTAGCCTTGCGCGAGAATGTAAAGTTTGACTGAATATTACCAGATGGAATATACCCCTTGGCCAGATAGTTTGCCGTAGTCAAAGTATTTGAAGAGACTAGAAAATATCCCTCTGCACGATCAGCATAAAGAGTCGACTGGGGCGAAAGTCCAAACATGGAAATGAATGTTCCGGCATTTGCATATGTTCCACTTGTCGTGTACGTCACGGTAATATTCGATACTGGCCCGGCTCCGTCTGATACAACATTGCTAACTGAAAAATCAGTTCCAGGAATTTCAAAAAAAGATGGAAACTTTCGGATATCCACATACGACTGCCACTTGGTCGCCTGAAGGCCGTACTCGAAATCAGCATCCATCATCGCTTGACCTAGGGACACACGCTGCCGTTCAATCGCGTCTGTGCCAAAGTCGTAGGGCCGAGTCTGAGTCGGAGGCTGGGTACCATACCTGGCCCCTAACGTTCCGTCTATATTCAGACTCATTTACTTTTAGTAATTCTTTTTTTTGGAGCTCAAGTATCCGCCTCAATTTCAAGAGTGAACGACCAATCGATCCCATTGTTATTAATGATGTTTCCGTAACGATCGAGGACCGTGATGTTGAGTCGGTCGAGACGGACCCCTCGATCAGTCACGAGAACCTTCTGGGTAAACTGGCTCAGTTCTGACCACTGAAGAATACCTCCAGAATTGACATTAAGTGGAAGCTTGAAAGTAATCTGACTCGGCTCGAGCGAAGATTGACCGAGATTCTCTATCCAGATGTTGATATACGTATCAAAATTTACAATATATGAATTGACTGCCGTAATAAATGGTCCTGATTGCCCGTTCGTAAATCCAAGGAAAGAAAGCAGACTCAAGGGCGTAACAGTTAGGGTCACTGAACCAGATCCTGCTGTAAAAGTCATGAGATTCTGGGCTGGATTCAGTGCAAAGACTCCTACGGCCTGACCGATTGTTGTATTGATAGTTGCCAGAAATGACGTAGATGTATAGTTTCCTGGGGGTACTGTATACGTCACAGAGTTTATAGTCATGGTATTGTAAGGTGCCCGGATGTTGTAAAATCCTATTGGAATCTGGGCATTCTTCAGGCTGATGGATCTGATCCGACGGTGCCTGTTTCCCAGTATAATCGAACACTGAAAGGGATTTCCATTCACCTTGTTTACCGAAGCCTGGCCGGCGTAACTGGTCGTGACTCCAGCGTTGACATATGACTGAGGGCTCGTCACAGTCTGGGCAGACCCTGTATCGACGTGAATCAGATATGTGTTACTCATTTCTACTATTCTTTACAAATAAAATAAGTAAAAGACCTCCGAGAAGCAATGCACCAACCATAACCATGTTCGGTCCTGGATCCATAGGCACGGGAGGAGGAAGACCCAAGAGAGATTTGTACTCTGTGACCGGCCCAAACTCCAACTCGAATGTTGCAGACCAATCAAGACCATTATTATTAAGAATATTCCCAAACCTGTCGAGAATTGTTATGTTCAAGCGATCTAGACGAAATCCCAAATCAGTCAACTGAATAACTTGTTTATAATGAGTGAGTTCAGAATACTGAAGGATTGATCCAGGTCCAACATCTATAGGAATTTTATAGGTGACCTGGCCAGAGTCGGCTGAAAACTGCCCCAAATTTTCAATCCATATGATTATGTATGTATCAAAATTTATAATGTATGAACTTGTGGCCGTGATGAATGTACCAGTCTGACCGTTCGCAAATCCGAGAAAAGCCAAGACTGATAAAGGGGGTACTTGGAGGGTCGCATTTCCTGAATTGGCCGTAAAAGTAAAAAGGTTGTTTGCTGGAGACATGGCAAAAACTCCGACTCCGTTTCCTACAGTTGTATTTAAAGTTGCTAAAAATGAGGTATAATTATAGTTTCCCTGGGGAAGAGTATACTTTACGGAGTTTATATATAAAATATTGTAAGGAGCCCTAATATTCCAAAAACCAATGGGAATCTGTGCGTCTTTCAGTGATATCGACTTGACCCGCTGATGCTGGTTCTCAAGTGTGATGAAAGTTTGAAAAGGATTTCCATTGACTTTTTTTACAGTCGATTGTGTTAAATATATGTTCGATGTTGATGCTGTATCAACATGGATCAGACACGAAGTCATTACTAGATAATCATATTCTTTTGATGGCCGACTCGCAGCGTCTTGTCGATGTAGACTTGGTGGCCAGCGGCCGTCATCGCCTTGCACAGAGAGACATCCTCTGAGTTCATGTCGACGAGCAAGGGGCCGACCTGTTCAAGAGGGCCCCAGAACCAAGGATACTTTAGATCTTCAAGGACGCCCTTGCGAATAAGCATCCATCCCATCCCTGCATAAGAAACTGGGACATATCTCGGCTCCGTCTCAAGATCAGGGGGACTCAGGAACTTGAAGGTACCCGTCTTTGTAAAATGGTCTGTGTCCCAATCCTTGACTACGGCCAAATGCTGGAGGTCCTCCATCATGTAGATTCCGGCCGTAACGTCGTGAGGACTATCAAGAATGTTGAAAAAGTCCTCTGGCTTGAAAACAATGTCTGAATCGATCCACATTATTGCATCGTACTCCACCTTGCCCTGGAAAGGCTTCTGGTCGGGGCCAGCAAGAACGTCGCCGCCGAGACACTTGGCCCGGGCAAAGTGAACTACTGAAGAGTACTGCTGGCTGATCATGCACTGATGACCCTTGGCAGCCGCCTGCATGAGCAGGTCCGACCAGGCCAGGAGGAACTCGCGGGAATACGTCTTTCCGGGCATGCAGAAAACAATCTTCATTTTATAATTTTTTAGAGTTTATTTCTTTTATCTAGTTTGCGAGCAGAGAACCTCCGATTCCGCTCTGGATCGACCACTTGCGCTGCTGGTCGTGTACCCAATTTCCGTCGCCGCACATACCTCCTGGAGTCAGCCCCATCGTGTAGTAAGACGCGCGGTTGGCCGGGCCTGGCACGCAGTTTAGGTCGGGCTTCATGTCAAAAAGGGCGCTGGGGGGTATGCCGGTACCAGTCGTCACCATCTCGCTGGGACGTAGGACGAACATGCTGGGCTGAGACCGCATACGGAATATAATCATAAGGAGCAGGCCAATGATGACCAGGTGAATAACCGTCTTCAGCTTGATAGGCATCATTTACTTTTGACAAAGTTTTTTTTTCTACTGCGTTAAAGATACTACTTTCATTTCTCTAAAGGTCTTAGAACATGCTGTCGATTAATCCTGACGAGTCTGGTCTAGACTTTAATGATGATGAGGCCGCACTGCTGGATGAGATTTCCTTTGCTCGCCCTGAGAAGAAGACTGCCCGGGCCAAACCTGTTCGTCAGGTGCCACGTATGGTTCCCAGGCCGTCCGCACCCCCCCCTCCAGAAGACGCGGGCCTCGATGATTTTATCAATCCAGACAAGAGGTTTGCCCAGAGTGCTCCTCCTGCTGAAGAGTACGACGGAGGTGAGGAGTACGAAGAGGAGCCACAGCAATTCGGCGGAGGAGGAGGCCAAGAGATGCCAGCCGATGGGTACAAGACGATCGAAGACGAGAAGGCTGACCTCCTGAACAAGATTAGTCGCCTGATTAAGAAGGGTATCCAGGGCAATGGCCGCCTGAACTCTTACTCGAGCATCGAGGAGATTCGCACCGAGTACAAGCGAATGACGTACAGCATCGAGGTTGATCGCTCAATCAAGTTCCAGAAGCGCATGCTGATTGCCACAGTGACTGGCCTCGAGTTCCTGAACAAAAAGTTTGACCCGTTTGACCTGCAACTCGACGGATGGTCTGAGAATGTTATGGAACAGACTGACGATTACGACGGAGTATTCGAGGAGCTCTACAACAAATACAAGAACAAGATTGAGGTCGCACCTGAAATTAAGTTGCTCATGATGGTGGGAGGATCTGCGATGATGTTCCACCTGACCAACTCTATGTTCAAGCAGGCTGTTAATGTTTCTCAGGTGATGAATCAGAATCCTCAGCTGCAAAAGGATATGATGGATGCTGTTCAGAGAGCCCAGCAGCCAATTTCCACGGGCGGTCCTCCGCGCCCAGGACTTCGTGGCGAGATGCGAGGACCGGGTGTAGACTTTAGTTCACTTATGGGAATGATGGGACCTCCTCCGTCTGCACCTCCTCCCCAGGTGGATGAACTCTCCGATGTCGTCAGTGACGCCGGAGGGGACGAGGTTCGCGAGGTGACTGTAAAACCAAAAAAAGGACGCAAATCTAACAAGAAAGAAATTTCTATCTAGATAGTAACAGATGGCCTTGTGTATGGCCCCCCTCGGAGAGTGGGACGAGCCCTTGATCCTCAGGGCTCCTGTTCCCGCACCTGCGTACAAGACCCCAGGGCCGGATAGGACCGAGTGTAATTACTTGGTCATGTTTTTCGTCCTGGGCGTATTTCTTCTTGCCCTCATGGATTCGATGTGAGTGCTGAAGGCTCACAACAACTTCCCCTTGATAACCTCAGTGTCTCGAGGACGCTCTTCACCCTCAACCACTATACCAAGTTCCCTGTACGTCGTGAGTCTCTTGCGCCACATGGAATACAAAACGGACCAAGAGTCCACAATGTCCCATATAACCGGACGCGAAGCACCCCTGAGGATTCTCCCCACAGCCTGCTTCACGTCTGAGTGTGGAGTAGCCAAAAATACAGTATCGAGAGTCGGAATATCCAGACCCTCTTGGGCCAGACTAAAGGTCCCTATGACTATGCGAGCCTTGGCCGCCTCGTCAAGAGTCTTCTGATCAAGACCCCCTATGTAAAGTGCGGAATTAGGTAAATTTTCCTTGAGCCAAAAGGCGTGCTCGCGTCTGTCCGTCAGCAAGAGTATATGTTGTCCTGGACTTTTCAAAACAATTTCTTTTAAAAGTTTATTTCTTTCTGGAATCTGAGTCAACTTGGTGACAACTCCGGCAAAATCCACCTTTCCGAACCTCGTCACGGGCGGTGCCTCCAGGAACTCCTTGCATGTAAAAGGAACCCTGTTGGCCGTAACCTGAGTCTGCTGGGTCCTTTGAATTCTGAGAAACTCTGGACCCATAAACCAGTACAAAAGACGGGTCAGGCCGTCCTTGCGTTCGGGGGTCGCTGTCAGTCCGAGGGTGTACTTGGGAGCCATGAGAAACATGGCTTGTGAAAAGGCCTGAGCGGCTATGTGGTGAGCCTCGTCGACTATCAGTGTCCCGAATGACTTGAAGGCTCCCGGCGCAAATTGGCGCTGGCACAGAGTCTGGATCATGGCGATGACAAAGTCATTTCCTATGTTGAATTCATCTTGTTGAATACGGCCTATCGTCGAACCCGGGCAGAACTGTTGAATGCGCTCGATCCACTGATCTGCCAAGAATCCCTTGTGGACTATAATGAGCGTGCGGCGCTTAAACTCGCCCGCAAGTGCGAGTGCGCAGACCGTATTGTGGGTAACGGTGAAATCTCCAAGTAGAAATCTTCTGTTTCCATCAATTTCAAACCCAAAATAATCATCTATTCCAATTTGTTCTATTTTTATACCGGTAAGTAAGACACTCTTTTTTTGAGTACGTGGCGCCGCCTGTTTGCGAAATACCTTACATGGAACATTCTCTACACCTTCACCAGAAATAGAACATCTAAAATATATCCCCTTTTTAGGACCTCCCGGAGCATTTGTACACGTCTTTTCACATTTTTTTTTATAACAAGCAAATCCGAGCGATCTGCACATATATATCAAATCATCAAATAGTCTTTCATTTTTTTGAGTAATTTCCCAACCGGCACCACCGTCAACTAGCGAACCATCTGAATCTATAATTCCGGCTAGTACCTGAAGTTGAATATCACGTGAATTACATTTATAAATATCCGGGATGTGCTTGTTTTGTATAAGATTCAAGTTTCTCAGTGTTTTGAAGAAAAAGTTTGGTCTCTTAGAGTCGACAATTCTATAATCGTACTGTGATGTATAACTCAGATGAAGACCATACTTTCCTAAATTTTTGTAAAAATAATGCAAGACGGGAGATTCTTGACTCGATATAACTGCAGCTCTTGACGCACCATCGCCTAACCAGTACCCTAACATATATGGATCCAGTGGAACTTCCTTTTGAGGAAAAGACACGGAAGTTCTCCATCCTTTGAGGTCGGCTCGATGGCCTGGAGCCAACTTGAGATAATCCTTGACACATATATCGACAACCTGGCCATTTTGGTCTCTTTTGTTTGTACTCTTCTTGAGAGAAAGTATATGAGATTCGTTAACAATATAAGAATCTCCTTTGACGGGAATGATTTTGTACATCTGTTCTCTTCCAGAACATGTTGATAGAACTATACGAGGTTTAGAATCATCTCCCATCAATAATTCTCCTTTTTTGATATTTTGAACTTTTTTGATTGAGCCATCATACATAATTATTGGAGTATCCCTTCCAAGACATTTACCAAGCCCTACGTCGAGAGAAAGAACGCCATTTCCAGCCTTTACTCCTTTTTGAACAGCCTCGACTTGATGAGATCGAAGAGTCCCCGTAAAATTAATAGTAGCGGGGACTCCTTCCGTTCCTGGGGGTGGAACTTTTCCATCCTCGTAAAATCTGGGTACTTTGATCGTGCCTTTCTTTGGGCCCTCCTGCCAAACCTTGAATGATGGTGGGCGTATACCGAGCGCATTCTCAATAGGTCTAACGGTTAACAACTTTTTAATATCTGGGCTCGAAGGCACCTCCATGGAGACACAGGACTTCAGTCCTTTAGATCAGAGGCTTTATGGCCGAAAGTATCCAGTGGCCCTGGCCGTTCCAAAACTTTCTTACAAGTTCAACCTCGCACGACTCGCCGGCCTTCATGTCCTGCACGGGCCTTATCCCATCAATTTTCACATTCATGACTCGATTGTACCGCCACGGGATCTTCACTGTACGGATTTCCCCTGAGCCCATATCTAGGTCCATGTATTTCCGTCCTTCACGGTCATACATGGCTCTAAAGATTTTTACAAACATTATTTTTTTATTGTTTTTTCTTTTAAAGTTTATAAAAGTTGTTAACAACATGAAGAGGACGGTCGCCTCGTCATTCCTTTTTATTGTTCCTATAAATCTGCTATTCAGGTATGGATATATATTCAAGGCGAACCTCTTCGCCCTGGCCCTAGGTCTCTCCGTGGCGAATCACTCACACGTTGGTCACTCGGACCCGTTCCGCCGACATCTTTTCATGACTTTGGACACGATCTACATGCCTTGTTTTGCCGTGTATATGGCTTGGACCCTTCGGTTTGTCCCGTGGCTTCTGGCTATTCATGCAGGTCTCATGGGCTACCTATGGTTAGGGCCCTTGAGCAAAGGAGGAGTGACCCGGGTCGACCAATATACTGAATTGCAAAAAGATCTTCATGTTCTTTTTCACTTTGTAGCTATTCTTGGATTTACGGCTCTGCAGTACATTCAGCACTACAGATTAAACTCAGTGATCAACTCATCAAGTGTCTTATAGTACCGAGCCAGGTCCTTCTTGAACCGGGCATCTTGGGGCATTTCGTTCTTCAATATATAGGCCAGGTTGGCCTTTGAGTACTTCGTTCTCTTTTGGTTCTCGGTCGGCTTGCGGGGCACTTGCTTTCGGGTCTCCTTGGGCTTCTTTTTCGGCTCGTCCCTATTGATGAACGACAGGGCCTGCATGACTGTATCGGCCAAATCATCTTTTTTCTTGTGCTTGTCGAAAAACTCGACCCACTCGGTATTCGTCTCCTTGATAAACTTCCGGGCCCGCTCGATACTTGCCGCTTTTCGGGCCGCGTACTTTGCCTTCCCGGGTCCTGCAACGTCCGGGACCTTGAAGCGCGCGTCCCAAATGATAACCTCGCGGGTAGGGTCCTTTGCCAAAAGATATGCGTGAAGAAGGTGCTCCACGGATTTCATACCTTTGTTGCGGTCTGGCTGTTTTTCGATGAGGACTTGAGTCGACTCGAGGATCCACGGCTTCGAATCGAGATGCTTGACGAGACTCAGGTACAGGCCGTCCGAGTGGTTCGGCGGAACTCCATCCACGTCCCAACTTTTAATTTTTTTTGTTTTAGGATCGATGAGGCACAT